CATTGCAGCAACTGTCTGTGCGCTTGGGTAGTAGTTCTTAATTTCGTTCTTCTTAGCTCCGTTATATAAACGGCTACCAATCTGAGCACGGAATCGACGACCCATAATTGCTTGCTCAATCTGAGCATTAGTTGGATTGTTATCGAAATACCCACGACCAATTCCCATTGCGTGGAACTTCTTAAACAAGATTCCCAGCGCTGCTGGAGAATCTGGCGAGACAACTAAGTTGTCCCATACAAGACGCTTATTGTGGGCTCCGCCCTCAACCTGCGCCTTTACTTTGAACATGGTTTTGCCAGATTGCGATGTTGTCGCAGTGGCTTCAACGACTACGAGATCGTAATCGCCGTCTGGTAGAGGTTCGTAATTACCCGAATCACCAGCGTCTTTAATGAGGTCTGCCCAATTGCGTGAACTCACTGAGTGCCTTCTTCCTTTGTAGTTGTTTCAGCTGCCGCTGCTTGTTTTGGTCCAAAAACAATGTCTAGCATTTTTTCAATTGACATGTTTTCTTGTTCTACGACTTTGCCAAGGCGTCCTTGGACACGCTCGCCAGCTTCGTAGTGATTAGTGCGTTCAACATACATACGACGAACTTTGTATGGTTGTTGAGTTGGATCTGGGTTCATACGTTCTTCAACAGTAATTGCGCCCAGAATGTCGTAGAAGTAAGGAGCCTGAATTGCAAGCTGACCTTGTAGGTATGGACGATAACGACCATCCTTATCAAGACGAGCCATTGCAGTTAGGACTACTGCTTCTAGCGGATTTGTTGGATGCATTGTTAGGTCACGGAGATCTCGCAAAAGACCGCCCATATGACGCAACAACTCTCCCCACTGCTGCTGTGTCATTTGATTAACACCAGCAATGTTTTCCAAACACTTCACTTGAAGCTCAGATACAGAGTCAATAATGAGACTCTTGAAATGATGCTTTCCAAGTTGAAGCCATTGGTATGTTTTTAGAACAGTATCGTAATCACGAACTGTGACTACAACAGTGTCCCATGTGCCATCTGCAATAGGTGGTTCCTCTCGCAGTGGATCCCAGTACTTGACGATGATAGGCAAAAACCTGTGACCGCCTTCTACGTCAAGCATGAGCCTTGGGTAAGGTGCAGTGACAGCAAGACTTGATTTACCAACCTTGCTCTCTCCGTACACCATTACAGTAAGAGAGCGTTGAATTTCGCTCATCGTCACTCACTTCCTTTTTTGTCAGTTGTTTCGTAGTACGCATATGGGTCTGCGACCTCATATGAATCGCTAAGTGCTTGTTCAACGGCGCTTCCGTCGTCAAACATTGGGCATATAGCGAAAAATTGGCATTTCCATTTACAGTCCCTAGTTGGGTGAGGATATGCAACATAAGCGTGATCTGCTCCTGTATCAAGAGCTTTACGGGTATTCATTAGGTCAGAGATAGTTCCGTGAATGCGATTCCAAAAAGAACGCATTGTAAAAATATTATGACGAATTTCAATTTGATCGTAAAAAGGTGGACGAGCATTTGCTGTGCGCTTTACCTTCTTTAGTAATGTAAAGATACCGCCTTCAGAACGCTCTGCTTCATCTGCCTTAGTAGATTCAAGAAGCATGTATGTGAGTACCTGCTCATTCATAGGGGCAAGGTTGGCAAAGTCGCTAAGAGAGCCACCAACAGTTTTGAAGTCACGGAACATACGAACTCCGTCAGCCTTGCGACGAACACGCATATCAAGCTTTCCTTGAAGCTCAACATCGCCATTAAACAAAGGAACAATCACAGTTTCTTCTGTAGAAATCATTTCTAGTTCAGCATCAATGCCTTCTTCTTCAACCCATTGCTCATAACCTTCAAGCATGATGCGTCCCATTTCGGCTTCTTGCTCCAACTGGTATGTGTCTTGAAAGTCTGCAAGAAGCAACTTGCGATCTGTCTCAACTAATTCAGAGTGAGCTTGAAGAAGCGGAAGACCTTGAGCATAGTGAGCATCTAAAGCTGCGTGAATACGACTACCAAATGCAAGAGCACCAGTCATATCCCTATTCTTTGGTTGAAGACGACGATAGTAAGTAAGCCACCATCGACGACGACAATCTTTAAATGTTTGTAGTTCAGAATTTGAAAGTCTTACTACATCGCTCATAGCGCCCCTGCCTTATCATCCTTGAGCAACTTCATCAGTTGATCTTTGTCTCGAACAATTTGTTCGAAATTATCTGATTTTGTTTCTAGTACTTGTAAAACTCTTTCTTCAATTGTTCCCTCTGTTACATAATCCATAATCAATATTGAGTCGTGAATTTCACTTCCAATACGATGTACACGATCTAGCGCTTGCTTATGGTCAACTAATGACCAAGGTCTCTGAAGCATAACAAGACGACGAGCGGTAGTCAACGTGATACCTACTCCACCAGCCTGTGCTGTAAAAAGAATCCACTTAATACGGCCTTCTTGGAAATCATCTACTGCCTTCTGTCGCTCATCTTCTGTCTGAGCACCTGTGATAAGTCCATGTGGAATTTTTGCCTTTGTCATAGCAGCGCTAAGGATTTCAATCAACTGACGAGATACGGCACAAACGGCAACTGAGTCATCTCCAAAGTCTCCATTGCTAATGTCATCCATAAGCGAGTCAACTTTGCAAGATGGTTCTGTCAGTACAGTTTTAATCTCACCAGTTGTCTCATCAACAGTCGTATCGGCATATGAACTAGCAAACTGAAGTAATCGTGTTGTCTGAGTAAGAATACTTGGAGCTGTAAGAGCATCTCCAGATTCAAGTTCAGCAATCATTGTGTCACGCATCTGCTCATAAGCCTTCTTTTGCTTAGGAGACATTTCTATATCTCTACGCTCATTTACAATTGGAGGAAGGTGTGGAAGCACTACCTTTTTAAGCATTCGGCGCATAACAGGATTTACAGATTTATAAAACTCATCTTGCATCATTGGCTTAACACCAATAACCATCATTCCACCAAACGCATTGAGCATGATGTCAATCATTCGATCAATCCACTTTGTCTTGCTTGGCCAATCCTGAGGAGATAGCCAGTGAAGAATAGACCAAAGGTCCACAACATTGTTAGCAATTGGGGTACCAGTTAATGCAAAACGAATCTGAGCATTACCTGTTGCTGACCAAAGAGCACGACTTTGCTTTGACTTAGGGTCCTTAGATCTGTGAATTTCATCTGCTACTACGGCTTTAAAATCAATGTTGTTTAACTCTCTAGGATGAACTTCACATCGAGTCTCTGTGACAGCCTCATTAAGACCTCCGCAAGGTTTGCAGTGAACTAAGGCGATAGAGCCGTAACCTGAAAGCCTTGAGTGAGAGCGTAGTGACTCCCAATTAATAATATAAATATCTGCACCAGACTCAAATTGCTTTTTGCGTTGAGTAGATGTTCCCTTGATAACTTGAGTTTTTACGCCGGGCCACCAACGAGCAAACTCTCTAGCCCAGTTCTTCTTCAAAGTGTTAGGGCAGACAATTAGGATAGGGAAAACTTCTTCTCCAGAGTCTTGAATGGCTTTAAGAGCACGAATTGCTTGGGCAGTCTTACCTAGGCCGGGCTCATCAGCCAATAAAGCCCTACGAGCCGTTTTAAGGAACTGAACACCAGCCCTTTGATGCGGGAATAGGTCTTCGTCTCCATCTGCGCTCTCAAGCTCCCTAAAGGCGTTAGATGGGTTGATACGGGTGTTTAACTCGTTTGTAGCCCACTCTGTTAGCGCTGGTCCAACAGTCAAGCCATCTCTAAAGGTTGAGCGTAGAGCAAGGCAGGTAGTCCAACTGAGTGGAGCTCTCCAGACTTGGTCCTTAGGGCTCCAGGAAGCCCCTGGAAGGCTCTTACAGAGCTCTTTATAGCGCCAGTCGGTAGTTAGGAGGATATGCTTTTTATCAGCATCCAATTCGGCTATTACAGACAACTCACCCTCTTTTCCCTGTCATTATGTCATATGCGGTTGTAAAACTTTTTTAAAGAAGTTTAGCTTACCGCATATTAGTCTAGCAGAACTCTTGGTTTCCAGCCAGTTTTAACCAGCCTAAGTAGAGCGTGTCGCATCGCATCATTTGCGTGCCCTTCGCCCCCCACATGCCAAGCCCCAACCTTCCTAAGAGCCTCGTTTGGGAACATGGCTTTTGCATCGGCTGGTGACTGCATTGCAATCTTTTCTACATCGTAGTTGTGCTCTCTACAGATGTGCTTAAGCACCCCTATCTGCTCAAGGCTATAGGGAGCTTGAGAGTTACGCACTGTCTGAGCATTAATAGTAAAGCGCTCGCAGACAATAGTGAAATCCTCATTAAGATTCCATCCATTAATAAAAGTATTTAAAACCAAACCGTACTGATCAGGTTGAGATTCTCCAGAATAGATAATTGTAGGAGTTCCTTCAGGGTCACTTAGACTCATATAAACAATCCCGCTTGCTTTACCTGGATCAACTGCTAATACATGTTTTGTCATCGATACTTTTGCCCCCAGTTTTCTAGTGGTCCATCTACGTCAGCAGTTAGTGGTACAGACCAGCCTTCTGTTGTAGTCATACATTGACGAACTAGTTGCTTAACTTCTTCAGCATCTTTGCGAGGTGCTTCAAGAACAATTTCATCGTGTACTGGAACAATAAGGTAGTCGGTCAAATCTGCTTGGTCAAGCTTTACAAGGTTTGATTTAAATACCTCAGCAGCTCCTCCTTGGATTAGATAGTTAACAAGAGTGTATGTGCGGTCTTCATCGCAAGGAATACGACGACCAGTCCAAGTGTGAACATAGCCTTGACCTTCATTACGAAGTCTTGTCTGACCAATATGATCAACTTGTCTTTGGAAGATAGACATTCCTGGATAATTAGCATCAAAAGAGTCAGATACAGAACGCATCTGCGCTTCTGGTACTCCAGCAGTTAGCGCTTGCTTTGCCACACCTGCGCCATAGAGTCTTCCGTAAACAACGCCCTTGATAAGGTTACGGCGCTTGTCAGACTTTTGCATGTCTGGTTCTTGATAAACCTGACGACCAATCTCGGTAAAGGGATCTGAGCCAGTTGCATCTGCTTTGTGAAATAGCGAGATAAGGTTTTCATCTTCAGATAAAGATGCAAACATACGGAACTCAACCTGATCTAAGTCGGAAGTAATAATTACATTTCCTTCTTCTCTAGGAATAAACGCTGTACGAACAGTGTCATCTCCCTTTGGAAGTGTCTGCAATGCTGGATCTGTAATTGACATACGAGATGTACGGGCACCTAAGGTTTTTACAGAAGGGTGCACGATGCCGTCAATAGACTTTTCCATAAAATTAGAGAAGTAGGTGTTAGCCAGCTTATCTGCTTTTCTTTGCTTAAGAACATTCTCAGCAAGATTTTTAACATCGTTATTGCCATTAATCATAAGAAGTTGCAGCTGGTCTTTACTAGCAGACTTTGCTCCAGATGGAGTTGTCTCAGTAATTTCTGCTCCAAGCTTTTCTAGAAGCCTAACTAACTGAATGTTGCTTGTAATACTAATTCCACCATAAGTATTTGATGCCCAACTCTTTACAGAGTCTGAGTATTGAATAAGTTCATCAAATTTCTTTTTTGAATAATCAAGATCAATACGAGCACCGTTAAGCTCCATACGAGTAACAATCTTGCGAGTAGCCATCTCTAGTTCGTAAGCACGATTGTATGGACCCTGTGGACCACACTTCTCATAGAACTGCTCCCACAGACGCATTGTTAAAACTGTGTCAAGTGCACCGTAAACCCAGTAAGGCTCATAGTTAGTCGGAACAGTTCCCCAAGTCCAACCATTTTCAATAAGTCCTTGATCAAGGCTTTCTTGCATAGCAACAGCTTTGCCATCGACATAGAGAGCAGATAGAGGCTTCAATGCACCAGAACCTAGAGGGTTAATGATGTGAGCCATAATCATCGTGTCGTGAGCACGCTCCCACGGAATCTTCCATCGAGATTGAATATCAAACCAACGGGCTTCGAATGCAATGTTGTGACAGACAACAGGTCCATCAAACTTATCCATTGCTTCGTAGAAAACACCGCCCCATTCATCCCAAGGAATAGACCAACCAGTCATACCGTCTCCTACTTGGACAAGACGTAATTTTCCATGCCAAGGAGATAACGCATGCTCTCTTTTACCGCCAGGTAATTCACCTGTTTCAGTATCAATTGCAATTGCGTTATGTGGTCTTTTCTCACTCAGCCATGAAATAAATTGTTGCGCCTTTTCTGCAGAATCTACAAGGTGCAGCTTTACATTTCCTAGTCCGTTCGTCACTTGGTTGTCGCTCATTTTTTCCTAACTTCTTAAGGGATCATCTCAATTCTATAAATAGAATCTATCTTTTCATCGTTTAGTGCTGCCCTCTCCAGTAGCCTTTGAGCTACGTTAGTAAGATATCTTGCACCACCTGCATCATATTTGTAAAGGGCATCTAAAACTGGCTCTGGCTCTTCACTTACTTGTGCCCAGTTGCGGTCTGTTTCAGGGAAGACAATAGGCATGTCATATGAAGGGTTGCACTCTTCACAAGGTAAGGACTCATCTCTAAGCTCATCTACTGACCCTTCTTTTAGTCCGTATCTTTTAACAAGAGAGCATGTCGGGGAGTGGAAAACTATTGACACTCCAATTCTAGAAAGAATATACGACCCATTCTCTGTTTTGTAAAGTTTGAACTCAATCCAGCGTGTTGAGCCACGTCTAAAGGAGGAAGATTCTCCTAAAAGGCGTCCATTAAACTGTAGCGTTCTTGAGCCATCTTTAACTTCATGCATTAGGGATCTCGTCTCCTGTTTCAGGGTCGTGAGTATGATCTTCATCGCCTTCATGTGTATGCTCGATAGATTCTTCTTCAGCTGACACAACTATTTCACTAGCTCTTGTAGGGTTATCTTTGAAATAGATATATTGCCACCACAAAACACATTCTTCTTTAGCCCATTCGATTTCGGCCCATCCCTTTAAAGGCCAAGGCTCTAATCCAGTATTTTCGTCTAACTGAATCATTTGTAGTGTTTCTGAAGTTTTTGTTATGTATTTAATAACATTATCCATATGAGTATAAATAAGTTCTGCAGAAAGATTTTCTCTTTCTTGGGTATTATTTATATTTATAGCAGTATGGACTTCTTCAGAAGAAGACGCCGTAAACTTTTTACATATGTACGGACGATCTTCATCGTTGTATTCTGCAATATACTCTATCATATTACTTCCTTCAGTCTCTGAATCTCTTCTTTAAGAGAGTCTATCTCAGTTTGCTGTACCTTGACTAGTTCAAGAATGAGGGTAGATAGAAGTCCGTAGTCAATACCATCTGGATCACCATTTTTATCATACGCAAGAATTTGTTCTACACCTAAGTCTTGAACCTCTTCAGCAATATACCCGTACATCCACTCACGGTTATATCTATTTTGTATACCTCTTACAGAGTTTTTGTATTTATATCTTTTCATTTTAAGATTTAAAATATTTTTTGGATCTTGAACCATAAAGTCTGAAATGTCTTGCTTTAGTTTTACTGTAGAAGTAATTACTGAACCAACTGTTACAGAGCCAACTGGAGTAACACCGTGTGTATGGGAACCATTTTGTCCTGTATGACCGTGAGCTCCACCGCTAATTACTGAACTGTTCATTAGCAAAGATGCACTGTGCGTGTGTGCGCCGACTGCTCCCGCTGTATGGGTATGGTTTCCGACTGCTAGCTGATTAGAACCTGTACCAGTACTTACAGAAAGAGTATAAGATCTTCCAAATGTTGCAGCAGAATTACTAAAAGAAACACCAACTCCACTAGAGTTTATAGAAGTTACAATACCTGCTCCACTTTGAATTTTTCCAACAGTAATTGACTCTGAACCTAATTTTGAATTTGTAACTTGACCTTCACCTATTTGAGCAGTTCCAACAGCTGAGTTATTTAGTTTTGCTCTAGTAACAGCTAAATCTGCAATTTTCGCTGTGGTAACAGCTAAACCTTCAATTTTGTTTGAAGTGATTGCACCAGAAAAAATGTCGTCTGATCCAATAGTGAAGTTTTGCAAGTGAGGACTTCCACCATACGGATGAGTTCCAGCTCTTCCAACAATTACGCTTCCAGGAATATTATCAGCAAAAATGTTATATTTTTTTAACTCGGAATATCCTACAGATAAAGGAGCAATTGCATCATCTGTTACAGAATCTGTTCCTAACTGAGTAGCTGTAATTGTGTCGTTTGCTAGTTTTCCGCCAGTGATTGAATTAGCAACAATTAAAGCTCCATCAATTCCACCAATAATCTTTGATCCAGAGATGCCATCAATCTTGGCATCAGTAACTGCTTCGTTTGCAATTTTATCTGTTGTAACGGCAGAAGAAGCAAGCTCTGTTTCACCAACAGACCCTGCTGCAATAGAGTCAGCATTTACTGAATTAGAGGCAAGCTTGTCATTTGTTACAGAGTCATTACCTAACTCTCCAGTAGTTACAGCTCCAGATGCAATTTTATCGGTAGTAACCGAGTCAACTGCAAGCTCACCAGAAGTTACAGAGTTAGGTGCAATAGAATCTGTTGTTACAGAGTTTGTTGCAAGAAGATTTGATGTAATAGCATCATTTTCAATCTGTCCAGTTCCTACGGCGGCGGCTGCAATAGATCGTCTAACGATGGCATTATCGGCAACTGCGTCTTCTTCAACCGCTCTAAGAGCAAGATTTCTTGTTGCTACAGCTTTAGAAGCAAGACGACCTGCGGCGGGTCTAGTCTCTAAATATCTAATTCTTTTTTGGATATCTGTAAGATTTCCAGAGATACTTTTTCTGCGGGATCGACGACGAGTAGCCATTACTGGTTTGCCTCTCTAGCTAACATTTCTGCTTCCGCCTGAGCATTTTTCTCTGCTTGAACTTGATTTAAATAATCATAGTATTCTTGCGGTGTATTAAATTCATCTAATGTTTTTAAGGTCATTTTAATCTCCTTGTATATTTCTTGTAAGACCAGCTTCTTCTCCAGCAGTATCTACCTTCCAGTCTGTAATTAGCTCTAAATTTACAGTTTCTGGAAAGGCAGGGTTATCTGGAACTGAAACTTTATATGATGCAATTTTTCTAACAATAATGTCATCTCGTGGCTCTTGGTCATCAGCAAGACGAGCTAGAACAAACGGATCATCGATAATAAGTGAGCACCAATCCCCTGGATTATATGTTCCAAGAACAGGAGTTAAAGATCCGTTTACTGTCAAACTAAACTCTCCCATAGGAGGCTTTGATTCGTATAGATACTCTTTAGCATACTCATATAGAACATCTTCATCACCAGTGTTATTAACTACTTCAACTTGATCTAGCAGAGGCCAGCTCTTACCGAAAGGATTGTTAAGTAGAGATATGTCTGCAGCTACTGCATAAGGCTGACTTGCAGCATCGGATAGGTCTGAGATGTTTCCTTCTACAAAGAAACGAGTTGCTGCATCTTCTGCACTCTCTTCAACACTAAATGTAGAAATACTTCCTGGATACTCAAAGACAATTTGATTGTAGCCAAGTCTTTCAGCATCCGTTACATCTGCTGAAGTGTCTTCTAAAGGATTAGGATTCTCTATGTTAAGCAAGGTAAGGGTTCTTGTAAAAGATGCAGTAGTTAGATTATAATCGCAATCAATTCGATACTCGAAGCCGTTAAGGTCGTTAGAGTATTCTTCTAAGATCTCTCCAACGCTCTTTAACTCAAAGCCTCGCAGATACTGAGTATCTTGATAGAGATTACTTGTCTCATTAGTTCCAACTTCAATTCCAAGGTCTGAATTTGAAGCGTATGGCCCGTATGTTCCGTAAACTAGCTTACTTCCAACACTTGCAGTTCCACCAGAAACAGCGGCAGATGGGATGTTTCTTACATTCTCTTTTGTGTAACTTAAAGTATTAGATGTTGCAGATGTAATAATAAAAGTTCCGTCAAAGTTTTCATCTAAGCGTTCATTAAAGAAGGAGTCAACACCAGATAGAGTAACGCTTTGCCCTGCACCGACCCCGTGAGGTATGTGAGTAGTTACTGTTGCTACATTGTTTGTAAGAGATTTATTTGTAACATAAAAAGTTCTCATACCTGGCAAAGTAGTTAAAGGTATATTTGCACCTCTATCTTCAAAAACTACAGTTTTAGTGTCTGGAACCTGTACTGCCGTGTGATACCCATTAATTGTTGAATCAACCTCAACCAGCTCAAACTCTTGTCCAGGAACTAACTCGTGGTCCTCAAGGGTTTTAATTGTTACTAACCCTTCGTCTCTTTTCTTAGAGATAACTGAGATTTCTATGGTCTTACCTGGCTCTATAACATCGTTAGCAAAAAATCCTGGACGAGCGTCAGTTGTAACAGAGATATCTGTAGCTACTTGAAAAAGAAGATCTCTTACAAAGTCATATGTGTCTATAAGCTTTCTTGCAGCACCACTTGTTATAGAAGTAGCCCCAACATTGGGGGCTGCAACAATATAACTAAAGCTTGTAGGACTTGTTACAGCTGTAATTTTATGAGTTCCATCTACAGAAGGGTTTGTAAAAGTTACCTTTACAAAGTCATTTTGTTTAAACCCATGAGCTTCTTCTGTAACAATTGTTGCAGCTCCATTAGTAACAGAAAAAGAAGAAATTCCAATAAACTCTGATCCGTAAACAAGAGTTTGCCAAATATGTCTATGATAAAAATAGCTTGTAAATTCTGAAGCATCTACAGTAAGAGTTTTGCTGGACTCTTCGTATTTTCTTGCCCAAACAATCCCACCCCACACGCATACATCATTACGCATAACGTATAACCCTGTTCGGCCTGGCATAGTTGCTTCATACAAATTTAATTTATTGGTAGCAGCAATTACAGGAATAGTACCGCTAAAAGCTCCAGCTTTACGAAGCTGTCTCTCGTAAGAGACTCCAGAAAAAGGTACCTCAGCTAATACTTCATTGGAAACTAAATCTGTTAAAAAATATCTATAATTTACATTCGTTAGTGTCGTGTCAATTGTCATTTTATTCCTCTTTTAGCCTAGCCATCCAGATCGATAAAAAACTTTAAGCAAGCCAGTGCTTACAGAATTTTTATCATCTGCGAACTCTATCTCATTATCTCCGGGTTGTAAGAAGAAAAACTCAGTAAGAACATCTAGCTTTGCTCTAGCTCCTTCGTAGCTACCATTTAAAGCAACATCTCTAGTTAAAGTATCTACTTCTAAAACGTCTGGGCCGAAGTCAGCCAAAGCTCCAGTTAAGCCTGGAGTAAAAGCTATATTAGCTTTTTTAACAGCAATGCCAGATGCTTCTACTTCACTTCCGTCGCCGTTAACTATGTTTCCATTAATAGTTGCTGTACCAGCGCTATAAGCTGCAAAAGGAAGACCTCCACTTACTCTAGCTTCTCCAGTATCTACAGTAGATGCAACAGAGCGTGATCTAGTTACAGATGAGCCAAGAATGTAGGCAGTTCCTGAAGGAGCGCCAGATGCAATAGTTCCAGAGCTTGGAGTTGTGTAAGTAAATGTAGTTGCTCCAGTCACAGTGGCTACCCAAGTACCGCTAAGTGCAGTTTCTAAACCTACAACTCTTACATATTGACCATTAACAAGATTATGAGCAACTGATGTTGTAATGGATACAGTTGAACCAGTTCTAGCTCTTAAAGAAATAGGAGGTGTCAGAATGTTTGAATCAATAGCTGGTTTTCCAACCCCATTAAGACGTATAACGTTAAATTGTGGAGTATCTAGAACTGTATAGCTTCCATTATAGTTTGTGCCTAAACCAGCTACAGTGACTGTCTCTCCAACAATAAAGTTATGAGTACCTCCAAAAATAATGTCAAAACTTCCACCAGCAACAATCCCAGAAAAAGGTCTAATAGAAAGCAAACTTACTTTTCCTGTAGATACAGCGATAGGAGCCTCGTCTGCACCAGCAGATGCAAATACATAGGTAGTACTACTGAGTACAGCAGTTACAGTAAATGTTCCATTATATGAAGCATTAGCAAGATCTTGAATTACTATTGTATCTCCAACACTTGCTTGAATGCTTTCTGCAACTGTAATAGACGCAACATTTGAAGAGCGTGAGGTTGTTGTTATCGTAGAGCTATAAAGTCTAGGAACATCATATGTAAATGATGATGTTGTAGGTAAACTTTTAATAACAAAAGTCCCATTAAATGGATTATCAATGTCAAGAGCAATTTGAGTAGCAGTTCTTTCCATACCAGAGACTGCTACAACTTCATTGGCAACAAACCCATGTGTTCCGCTCATAGTGATTGTTGCTACATCATTAGTCATAGAACGTGAGGAAATTCCTCTAGCGTCTGTTCTTGTTTTAGAGTAGCTAAAAGTTGTAGTTGATGGGACAGATGTAATTGTAAAAGTTCCATTGTAGTTTTGATCTAAATTAGCAATGGTTACATCTTCACCTTCAACAAAGCCATGAGCTTCGCTAGTAGTAAGAGTTGCAATATTAGAGACTAATATAGCTCCAGTAACAGTTCTGGCTGTACTTCTATCTTTTGCAAAGCTAAAAGATGTGGCTGTAGCGGCTGTCACGGTGTAGTTACCACTAAATACGCTATCAATGTCTTTTAAGAAAACAGAGTTTCCTTGGACAAACCCGTGTGCTTCTTTTGTAAAGATTGTTGCTACATTGCTTACTAGCTTTTTTGCTACAACAGCTTTTGTAATAGCTCTGTTGAGAGGGAAAAGACTATATTTAAATGTAGTACTTGTTGGGACAGAGGTAATAATAAAATCACCATTTAAGTCTGATTCGGCAAGACCGCTAATTTCTACAATATCTCCTTGTAGTAAACCATGAGCTGTTGTAGTTGTAAGGGTCACAATATCTTCAAGAGTCTCTTCATCAAAGGTAACTTCTTTATTTACAATAGAAGAAGTTAAACGTCCTCTGAGCCCTGAAACAACATAAAGTAGCTTATCTGTAGTTCTATTATAGATTCGAGCAGGTCCAGTAATAGGGCCAGAAATTTCAAAGTTAACTGGGACGTCGACGTTACCAATATTAGTAATAGTTTCAACTCCTGTGGCGCCAGTAGTTCTATTTGTTGCTGGAACTTCAACTCTTTCGTACCCGTCTGGGTCAGAGTCATTCCACGCATATTTAATTGGATCTGCGGCCTTTAGCCCAATAGAGAAATCTGTTCGACCTCTTGCTGTAACGGTTTGAATACTTGGTGCACCACTAAGTCTTACAAATGAAGAACGCTTGTTGTCAGATTCAATACCTGTCTTTAGCCACGCTCCTCTATATACAAGGTTTGTTGCAGCAATAAGACGATCACGAGCTGCCTCTACTAAAGAAGGAGAAGGGGTTAGAAAGCTTCCAGTAAGAGTCACAATTCTTGCTTGATATCTACCTTTGATGTCATAAGAACCGTCACCAAAACCACGAGGGATATCTGGCATATTAGGCTCTGGGTGTTGCCACCATCCTGCAATGTCTGTAACTACCCAAACGACTCCATACTGATCAATAGTGTTAAAAAGAAATTCTCCCAAGGCAATGTCGCCTTGTAGCTTCATTCCAGTTAGGTGCGGTTGTGGAAGCGGTATTAAGCCACGATCTACCGTGTTATTTTCTTCTCTTTGATTAAATACTTCAGCCATTATGCAGCACCTTTACGAAGTTGGAAAGCAAGTTGACGGGAGACAAGTGCAGCAAGTTCACGTTCATCCATTCCTGGAGATGGGTTAACAGTGATACTAATTCCGCCAGCTCCTCCACCAGAAAGCATTGCAATCATAGCTCTATCACGCTTTGATAGCCCGTCTGGATCAAGAGGCTCTACACGCTCTGGACGTCCTGCTTCACCTATTGTTGCAAGTACTCCACCTGGCGTAGCTGGGATAATTCCACCCTTAGCTAGTTTGATTGGAACACCAATCATTGGAATAGTTGGAATATCTTTAAATGGATTTATTTTATTGAATCCACCAATTGCTTTATTTAGAGTCTCTGATACCTTATTTATTCCCCTTGCAATAAGGTTAACTGCAGCTTCTAAACCATCTGTAAGCCAAGCCCAAGAAATTTTAAATCCAAAAGCTTTTGCAACTCTTTCAACTATACTTTTAACTAGGGCAACTACTGAATCAAATAATGCTCCAATTACTTTTAGAGGATTTCCTGAAGTAAATGCATCCCACATACCTTTTACAAATTTAATGAAGATTACAATAGCATCTACTACAAGTCCAATTGCTAAAACAAGAACTTCTTTAAAGAATGGCACAATGTATGTACCTAGGAAATCACCGATTTTCTTAAAAATTTCTCGTAGATTTTCAGTCGAAGCACCTACATCTCCAAGAGCTTTTTTGATTTTTTCCATGCCCTCTTTTAATGCCCCGCCAACTGCTGCTGCTAGTTCTTTAACAGCGTTTCTAAACTTTTCGCTGTTGTCCCAAGCAAGTTTAAATATTGCTACCAATGCAACAATTGCCGCAACAACTAAGAGAAGAGGGGCTGCTGCAGCTATATTACCTGTAGCTAATGCTGTCATTGCACCGCGAAGAGTTGCAGCTGCTGCACTTCCAGACGGCATAATTACTGAGAAAAGTCTAACCATGTTTGCCATAGCACCTAACAATACTTTTCCAAAAAATCCAAATATAGTTTGAAGAAGTCCTATAGCTAATCCAAATGCAACAAGAGCTCCTATGCCAGATATAATAGCTTTTGCAACATCATTATCTAATAGAGCAACTATTCCTTCAAGAATTACAGCCAAAGTTTTAAAGAATATTGCAATTGACTCGGCATCAAAGAACAACTTTGTTAATTTTGCAAATGCAAGTATAAAATCTCCAACTGCAGGAAGAGCGCTATTGGCAATATCTAAACCAATTTCATTAAAGATTTTAATAGATTCATTGACTTTAGTCATAAAGTCAGCAAATCCTGCACTTGCAGCAATATCTAAAAAGCCTTTAAGAATTAAACCAAGTGATTCAAGAAGCAAGGTAAAGCTTACGCTTAGCCCAAGAATATATTTATCTAGGCTTCCATCTTCAGCACCCTTTTTAGTGAACTGCTCCCACTTTTCTGTTACATTTTCAAGCCAAGTTAGGAAGTACCAACCTCCACCACCTTCACTAAAGGTAGCTTTAACTGTATTTCCAATACCACCTAGGAAATTTCCTAAAGATGTCCACAAAGACTCCATAACCGCTGCAGCTGTGGCAAAAATCTTTTCAAGCTCTCCAGTTGCTTCTTTTACTTTTATACTCTCTAGCCAACCTTCAGTAAGTTTTTCAACATACTGTAACCACTTAGTAAGGAAAGGTGAAAAAGTTGCAAGAAGTATGGTAAATGCTCCAGTTAAGTTAGCAACAATTCCTCCTAAAGCTTCTATAATAGGGCTCATTTCTTCAAATAGTTTTGTTACTGCTGCAATAACCTTTGGATCGCCAAAAACTTTTGCAAACTTTTCTGCAACAATACCTAAAGAGGTTGCAATTTTTGGAAGAAGATCTTCCATAATTGGAAGATATATCTCTGCAAGCTCTTTAAATGCAGGTGTAAATTTGCTAAAGAAGTTTTCTTGAAGAATGTCTTTTAAAGCTTTTAATCTATCCGTAAGAGAGACTATGTAATCAACAAAATCTTTTGCAGAAGGAGTTAAGTTTGTGTAAGGATCTTCTTTTAATGCATTATTATAAGATTTAGTTGCTTTTTCAGCATCCTTTATAGCTTGTTCTACAGCTCTATCTGCTAGCTCTAAATCTCTTCTTTGTTTTTCATAAAAAGCAGAATTTGCTTTTAGCTGATCCTCTACAGCTATTCTAGCCTCTACAGCTTTGTTGTAGCTTCTTACAGCTTTAGCTGCATCAATTTCGGCATCTTGTTGAGATTGAATTGATTTTTGTAGAGTTTCTTGAGCTTTAACAACCTTAGCGTTTCCATCAACACCTTCACGATTTGCTTTAGCTGTTGCTTTACGAAGATCACCATTTTTATCAATTGCACGACGAAGGTTGAGATCTGCCTCAGCAAATGCAAGTTCTGCTTCACGGCGAGCACGAGAGTTAGGTGGGAGGTCTTGAACACGCTGTAAGGAGTCACGAGCTTTTTCAAACTCAAGGCGTGCTTTCTTTTCAGAGATAACTCCGCCTTCAAGCTCAAAACGTAGTTGTTGAATAGCTTCTTTTGCTTCTTCACGAGCTTGAGTTACACCTTCTAAAGCTTTTTCTGTTGCCTTTACAGAAGCTTGATAGTTTCTTTCTGCTCGCTCTGACGCAATTGCAGCATCTGCTTCAGCATCTGCAGAATCTCTGTACCGCTGCTTTAGCTCGTCTAACTCTCTTGCTTGCTGTTTAGTTAATTCATTTAATGCATACTTTGCGTCTTTTACACGAAGTTCAGCTGCAGCTAAGGCATCGGCTGCATCTGCAGCAGCGCTAGTTCCTTTAATTTGGTTTTGTATAGCTTCACCAACACCGCTAAATACATTTTTTAAAACTGCAGCAGCTACAGCAACTGCAGCAAATATCCCTACAAGTCCTAACAAAGTTGGGCTAGCTGCTATGACGGTGGCTATTAAAATACCAATTCCACCAACAAGAGCACCGATCACACCCCCTAAAGCTGTAAGACCAGCTCCAAGAGCAAAAGAAGCTCTTTGTAAATCGGCAAACTTTTCTCTTGCTTTGTCTGCTTCTTTAAAAATTCTTCCAACATCTAAAAGTTCTCCAGCATTATTACCAAAACCTCTTGCAAAACCTTTAGAAAAACTATTTCCTACACTATTACCAGCGTCATCGCCAATACCGTCAAGACCAGATAAACCTTTACGAATATCGTCTTTAACACCGTTGGTGACGGCACGGACAATTATCTCTGCACTACCAACTATTGCCATATACCGTCACCTCCTAATGTTTCTACTATTCGCCTAGTGGAGCGTCTAGTACGTCTCCAAAAGGTTTAACTAAGTCTGGATTAAAGTCTGTCGGTGGGACATAAGACTTTGTAGGCCCCTTTAGAGGGTCTACTGGTACAACATCATCAAGGTCTAATCCACTAGCCGTGACTCGGTTACTATTATTCTGGTCCCCAGCTGGGAACTTGTACTCTTTGTTGTACATATTTTTATAGATAACTTTTCTCACATTGGATCGAGAATCTATTTGTTCTTGGGTGGAGACGTTATAGTCTTCTTCCATGTAGTAGTGCAATACATCTAACATTTCAGACATTTCCATCTCCTCCAATCTCATTCCTTGACTTAAAGCTTTTCCGTTAACATACGGCCAGATATCTACTGCCCACTCGCAGATTGTTCTGGCCCCAATATGGGACGGCCTGAGTATTGCTCGGTTAGCCAACCAGCAATTTCTCCTAGGGTCTCAACTGTAACGATTGTGTTTGGGTCTTCAAGGACAGCTAGGAATTTTGCATAGCTTTCTTCCTGCATAGCTGCCTTAAAGAAGTCGTACATAATTTTGGCTGAAGCAGCTGCGTCTTGTGATCCAGATGCTGAAGCCATATCTAGCAATACTTTTCCTTGTAGTGCTGGATGGCATAAAAACTCTTGTTCATAGAGTTTGAATGAGATTGGCTCTTTGTTAGAATCGCCACCCGATCCAAAATCTTTAAATCGTGTTGTCATCAGTTTTCCTTTTCTGTCGTTGTATTAATTATAGTACTTGTTCTAGAGCGTCTAATAAGTATTTATTAGGCTTATTTCCTTTATGCATTACTTCGTGAGCAAAAACAACTTGACCACGAGATACAAAACGAAGAGTTTTACCTGTAACAGGGCTAATTGTTCTAGGTCTAGTTCCTTCGTGGTGATAGTACGCATATGGAGCATCGTTACCGATTAACATATATTGACCCCTAGGATCTCTAAGGTGTCTTTTATGTATTGTTGCTTTTAAGTTACCAGTTCTAATTCCTACTCGGCTACGAGCAATAAATCTAATCTGGTCACCTTTATCAGAAAGATATTTTCCTACCGATCCATCAGGATCATTGATAAGTTTATCTAACCGATTTTCGTAAATTCTGACTCTAACTCTAGACATTATGGAACCGCCAAAGTTATAGTCATAGTTACTACTTGAAACCCACCCTCAGGAGCGTTGGTTTCTACTGTTGCAATAACGCCTAATCCGAACCCACCGTTGGTTTCCCATCGGTCTAATTCGGCAGCGCTATCCAACAGAATCCATGCGTCATATGCAGAAATCTCTGCACCGTCTTGAATTGCATCTGCTGCAGGTGCTCTTCCATTAATTCCAACTGTAGGAATCTCACGAGCAACTTGAACTAATAAAGTAACTGAACGAGGATCGTTACATCTGCGAGGAGCCGTAGCTTCATCTCCAGGAGATCCTAAATACATTTGTAGCATAGAAACTGTTACCTGCTCGCAGTCTACGGATGGAGAACCTAAGGTCCAATAACGACGGCCAGGCAAAGGCATGCTATAGGAAGTGTATTGAGCAATAACTTGATCTAAGACAGACTGCATTAAATTAGCTAAATTTTTAGCAGATGCACTTACTGTTGTTGTGTCTACGTTAAATGGCATATGTCCTCTTGTCTTTTAGTTTCTTTAGTTACACAGTGTGGATTGGAATTGTTCGTTCACCAAGCTGCATAATAATATTACCTGAAACTAAAGGAACAATCTCGTTGACGGCTGGGTTTGCAAGACTTGGACGCACTGCATACATATCCATAATTCCTGGATCTCGAGGTCCTATTACATCTAATACTTGCTTGTAAGTTGCACTTACTCTTATTGTATTTTCTACTCTATCGATAGTGCCAGCATTGGCAATAGTCGATGTAGTGTTGCTATTGATATCAGAAAAATCTATTTGAATAACCCAAGCGTTGCTTCCATCAAGAAAGTCTGCGTTAATCTCTGAGAAATAATAAAGATTAGATGCTCCATCTGCAGTTGCATATA